CTTAAGTTATAGAGGCCAACTAGTCCTGAAAAGAAGGTTGTTTGCCTCTAGTTGTTACAGATTTACTTGTATTGGAAATTGGCATACGAGAGTCAGAGCTTTTCATTAGTTGTGCATTAACTGCATCCATCATATCATTGGCCTTCTTCTCATAAAATTCCCTTCTGGCCCTTACCTTTGCAGTTGGCTTCTTAGCCAATGCTACATCTCCACGACAGACTGCTCCAAGGTAACGACCTTCTTCCCTTACGAAGGATGTAATTGCCATTTCAGGAACTTCATCAGGAGTTACGAAGACCCATCCCTGTTGCTGGTTTTTACCAACATTAGTGATATCGTCTACACCTTTTACAGATATGCGTATCCAACGCAAGGACATATCCTCTGCGTCAAATCTTGCTTGTACCGAATCCGGTATAGAGAGGGCATCTGGCTCCTCAAAGGTGTACTCTTCTTCGACTTCTCTTGATTTAGCTTCCCTTGTAGTATTACTACGTATTTCATTTCGTGTCATAATTCATTCCTCCACGCTAGGTAATAGTTGTATAATTGCCTTCAGCATCCGCAACCTTCAGCTTTTCAGCAGCATACTGTTCAAGTGGTATATTCCATTTCTGTGCAAGCCTTACATCTTCCTTTGATAGTTTAACTTTACCAGCACTGGATGGGGAGGAGCGTGAACTCCCCGATACAACTTGAGCAGGTGTTGACGTACTTTCCTGCACACGTTCCTGACTTTCCTGATTGAAAGCCTTGTTAATTCTACTGTCAATCTCCTGATAAAAATCTTCATCAGAAGGATTATAACCTTCATTCTTAAGTTCTGCATCTATTGCCAGAGCAGCGGCAGTCTTGACATTATCCTGTCCAAACCAGCTATTTCTTGCTGCCCATTTCTCAGCCATTGGATCAGAAGTCTGTTGAAGAGGTTGATGTTGTGGCTGTTGTACTGGTAACTCTTCTTCCACTTCTTCATAATTCTGTTTGGCAGAAGCTACTGCCTTGAGATCAGCCTGTGCCTCATTCAACATTTCCTGTGCTTTAAGAAGTTTCTCTTTTTCTCCTTCTTCAAAAGCTTCCATATAAACTGTTCTGGCAAGATCAAGTTTATCAGTCAACTGTTTTTCAGAAGCATCCAGACTTAATTTATTAACCTGAGTTACTTCCTTATCTTTTGTTCTGAGGTTCTTGTCCAGTTCCTCATTTTTTTGGATGAGAGCAATAATCTGTTCATCACGTTCCTTTCTCTGTCTGATAAGTTGCCTTATTCTTTTTTCAGCACCTTTTGTCTCTATACCCTCCAGTTCAGGAGGTTCCTTGACTTCAGACTTCTCTTCTTCTTGAGGCTGGGCTTCTTCTTCCTCTTCCTCAATTTCTATTTCAATTTTCTGCTCTTCATTCGGGACATCTATATCGCCCCACTCTTCCTTTTTTTCCATTAGTTCCTCCGTTGTTTACGAAATCAACGTTTTAACGATACTCTATTATACCATACAATTAACGATTTCCCAAATTAAAAGTTGGATCAAGATCTTTTGGATCTTCCACCTTCATGTTAATCTGATCATCAAAGAGTAAAATAAGTCTTACTCCCTTATAGAAAAGCTTGGTTCCTGAATGTTTTCCATAACATACATGATCGCCTACCATACACCATGCTCCACCGGGAAACTTGTCCTTGTCCATATAGGCCAGATCTCCCAGAGCCAGTACCTTTCCTACCGTTGTTAGGTAAGACATATCATCCTTGATCGAGTCAGGAATGAAGATACCGCCTTTGGTTTTGTTCTTGACTGATATGGGACGTACCAAGATATGAAATCCCGGCAGTTCCGGTAATACTTTCGGATCTTCTATTTCTTCAGGATCACTGATCCATGAATCGTTTTTAATGGCTTTACCCATTTCTACCTGTTGCATTTTACTCCTCTTCTTCTGAATACATTCGTTTTTTAACAATATCGGTTAAGTTATTTCTGGCCCATTCAAGACTCTGAATTGAACCTACTAGCTGTCTATAATGAGGATAATCTTCAGCAGAACCGTTTCCTAATGTAATTCTGAGTTTCTGAATCTCTTCATTAAATTCCTGAATTACCTCATCCCAGACTTCCATTATCTGTTTTTATTATTCTTCATTGGTTCTGGAAAATCCCATTTACCATGATCCCATTCATCCAGAGCAGCCATTGATTCCCATTGACCGATTGCATCAACCTTGAAAGGATCTCCATAAGTTACGGGTTTATCAGATCTTGTTTTTTTATAGGTAATATAACCTTTACCTTTTGTCATCTCCTTTATTTTTATTGTCATTCCTAATCTCCTTCTTTCTTGGATTGTTCAATTGCCAGTTCAACCAGTGCTTCCAGACCTTTCATATCCAGATTCTTCTCATCTTTCTGGCTCTGTTCTATTAAATCTTTCATTATTCTTTCCTTGGTTCTTGTATCTTCTGCATTTATCTTGGCTTCTTCTATTCCAAGTTTAGACAGAACTTCCATAGACTTCAGTTCTTTTTTGGAATCCCTGTCCAGAGCAGCTTTTTCCTTCTTGAAGTTTTCTGTTGCCCCATCCTTGAGCATATCAATAATCTGTTCATTCTCATCAAGTTCAAGTTTCTTATTCTTGAGTTCCATCTCAGCAGCCTGTACTACTGTATCTGAATGTAGTTTCTGTTTCTCCAGTTCCACCTTGGCCTGTTCCAGAGCCACCAGTTGCTGTTCAGGAGACTGTGCCATACCCATAGCCTGATTGGCATTCATTACCTGTTGTGCAGCTTGAGCCATAACCATTTCTACAGCAGCAGGATTCTGTGCCTCTTCAGGAGGTAACTGTTGCATCATTCCCTGTGCTACTCCATTCATCTGCTCCTGATATTTCATTACCGAATGTTCCTGAATATTAGCTTCCAGAAGAGGGCGTATCCTTTGCATGATGGGATTGGCTCCGTTGGTAGGATCCTGAAGATAGGACATCTTTACCTGAATATGTGCATCATGATTCTGGCCCGGAAAGGCTGCTATGGGTATTCCCTTTGTAGCAGCCATTATATCAGACACCGGATCCATAGGCTTCGGTTTTATCTTGGGAGGTAGAATTTCTTCCATGTTAGGCATATTGGCAGCATTGAGTATTGTCCTGTTCAGGGCTTCCAGATTAAACATGCCGGGAGGTGATTGCTGTGCCATTTGAAGAGCCATATTTGCAAGCATCATTCGATGGGCATTACTTGGTATATTAGGATCAGATACAGGAACTATATCAACCCTGCCATCAAAATCATTCTTGAATATACTCCGGTCCTCAAATGGAACATCATAAGGATACTCATCAGGAAGATAATCATAATCTATCTTGGCAAGTATCCTGAACTCATCTCTCTGGGATTTATGAAGACGCTTGTGTATAGCTGAGAAAAACTTGCTACTGGCTTCCAGAAGAGCCATAGTAGTTCCAACGGGTCCATAGGAGGCAGCATCAGATATAACCTGCTCTGTGCTATCCGCAAACCGCTGACCAGCAGCAGCTACGAACTGGAGCATCTGAAACAGAGTAGAGGAAGGCTCCTTATAGGGGAGAGGAATAATAGCCTTTGCAAGATCCATTCCAGTTGCTTCAACCTCCTTGAACTCACCGGGAGAGATAGGATCGTTGTCACCAACAATTCTAATTCCCTTGGCCTTGAAACCTCCGGGTAAATTTGCAAACTGCCCTGCATCGATCAGGGATCTCATTGCAGCAGTTGCACTCATGGTAAGATTACCAAGAAAGTGTATCAAGCCCAATCCATAGAAACCAAATCCGGGTACAAACCTATAGTGTACAAAGTGACTACGTTTTTCCATGCTTGTATCATCAGCTTCATAATTTCTACGAATACTCAGTACCTGTCGGCTTTGTTCTTCAACAGTTACAATATAGGGAAGGGATTGATCCTTATCTTCAATATCAAGATAACAGTGTTGTTCAAGCAATACATATTGGGGATCCTTGTCAGCAGAGGGAGACATTCCCAGTATGGTATCTATCTTTTGTGTAAAGGATGTAATACTGGACTGATTAGGAACAGGCAGTTCCATATCCTCATAAACACCAGCCATAACATCTTTTTGAAATTCCACAGGACTTCTATAAATTACATGCGTATATCTGTCTGCATTCCTGAGATCAGTTGCATAGTAGGAGACATAGAATTGATCAATGGGAATAAATTCAGAGATGGGACGCTTAAGTGTGGCACTATAGTATACCTTTTTGAATGCCGATCCTATTAATGGTAAATGGAACAGCATCCTTTCAAACTCATCAAAGTACTCAGGCATCTGCTCAGTAAGCTGATAGTTCATGAAGTTCTGAACACGATTGGCTTGCATCTGCTTTTCAGGAGTTGCCTTGCCAAGTATGTTTGCCTTTACCGGACCATTACTGGGAAATAGTTCTCCTGAAGCCTTGGACTGAAACTTGACTGCTGACTCAATCAGAAGAGGGTGTACTGCCGTACATGCTCCTTCAAAGGGTTCTGATCCCGGTTCAAGCTTTAGTCCCAGTAGATCAAATCCTCTTTCAAACATGGACTCCCATTCTCCTCTGGAATCCTTGTCTGCCTGATAGTTGTCTATTACATCACTTGCTATTTCAAATAAAGAATTTTCATCCAGAGTTTCAATCAGGTTTCCATACCACTCAGCAATCGATTCTGAAGGTTCCATTGTTATATCTTCACTGGCAAAATCTACAGTTACTCCACCATCTTCTTCTACTTCAAAGGTAGCATCGATATCTGTCTCTGGAACCATAGGAACTACATTGGGAGCAGCTTCCTGTGGTATCATATCATTTGGGTTTTTTTCTATTGCCATTTTATTTCCTATGATATATTAATATTTGTTAAACCACCATTACCACTACCACCACCCAAACCCAACCACTGTCTGGCTACATCTTCAGTAATTCCATATATATCCATCAATATCCCAGTATGACTTTTATTTCCTGTGTCAATACCATGAGGATGAGTCTTTATATATTTCTTTAATCTTTCCCAATATTTCTTCATTGGTCCCAGTTTCTCTTTTGATATGGGAGCAGGAGTACCAGATGGACGAACGGCTCTTTCTGATGTAGTATCTAGTATATTTGGTCCTCTAAAAACAGAGGGATCCCAGTTATGCTCTCCAATCATTAGATCATGAGATTGTAGTGTTCCATCTTCCTGCATTAAAAATTTTTCTCCTGTCCTGTCAGAAGAAAGCGTTGCTATAATTTGTCCTCCAGACATTGCCAATCCTACTTTAGCAAGCATACTTCCTATACTTGTAATAGTAGTTAAGCTGGGTATCAACCTAACTATATCTTCAAAAGATGGACCCTCTCCACTCATAATATTAGCAAATAATCCCTTTGATATACCCTCCATACTATAATCAGTACCCTCAAGTACCTGTCCAAGTTCCAAGAGTTTAAGTTGAGAAGAATCTAAATCTTTATATTTATCCTTATCATATTCTCCAGCATCCTTATTTGTCATATAATTCTTTTGTCCTTCATCAGACAGCATCTGAGTAATCCCCTGTTGATGTTTTATTGCGGCATTATATACACCACCCCGTCCTCCATGAAAGAGTCTTCTATCATAGCCGTCATACAAAGCTTCCAGACCCCCCGGAGTAGTGAGAAATGCATTAAAAGCATCCTTCATTTTATCGTGATCACCCGGATGAGTAATATTATAGTCATCAACAAACCAACCAAATAAATCATCTATGGTTACACCTTCAGCCACTTCCATGTCTGGCGGCAAATTTTCAATATCCAGACCATAAATATCTTTAGTTCCCCATCCCTCTATCTCCCCATTCCCATATGAGTATTTAAGATGTCCAGCATCCCACTTCTGTTGAGAATGTCCACTTGGAGTAAATACTCCACCAGAAGGTATAATTCCTTGTTGAGCTATAACAGTATCAGGCCAGCTATATGGTACATCTTTAGTGTCCCTCTGATCGGGATACTTACTTAATTGCTCGTCAATTGCCCTCCTTCGTAAGTCATCCATAAAGACATTTCCTCTGTAGTCACCAAAATCATAAATAGTATTCAAGTTTTCAAAATCATCAACCTCACCTTCTTTTTCACCTGATGATGCTGCAAGTTCAGTCTGCGCTCTAGGATCAGAGAAAGGTATACCATATACAGGCTCAGTAGGATAACCTTGATCATCAGTAACCCAGTTATCAGCAGTAAGTGTACCTCCATAGGTTGCAGGTGCATCATAAGTATCAGAGGCCCATCCATATTCACCTGCATCAGATATAGCAGGATCTCCTACCATGCCTGAATCATAGCTACCTTGATCCGCATAAAAGTAAGCAGGTATACCCTCTACCTTCTTACCACTACCACCCATAGCCTTCAGAGCAGAAGCTTCATCTGGCCTGATCCATGCCAGACTGTGAGGCTGTCCGTTTATATTAATGGATTTATTAAGATTGGAAAGACTACCACCTTTATCTCTATAGATAATCTTCTCACCTATACCGGATAGACCACCGCCATGTTTAAATTCTGATATTTCCTTAAATTTATTATACCAATCTCCACGCCTCATTGTAGATGGAAGATCTCCCGTATCCCAGTTAGTATCTTCGATGAAACGAAATAAATCCTCCATCTCTCCCTGAACCCGGAGATACTTGTTTCCTTTTTTATCTGTACGGATTTTTGCAGAAGGAACGTCTCTCATAAAATCATAGGGATCGCCTTCTCTTATCATATCTTCAAAAAATTCTACTTCAGTTGGGGATAATTTTTTTTCAGAAATTCCTGAACCGCTTCTGGGAAGATTTGTAAAATATCCTCTTTCCTCTCTGGTAAGTCCAACAGGACTAAAAGGAGATTCCAGATCATCCAAACGTAATTCTTCTTCGTTAATTAAACGTAACTCTTCCTCTCCATATTCTTTTGGACGGCCCTTCATTTTAAGCCATCTATCATAGGATTTAACAAGAGCAGGATGTTGTATAATCTCCATAGACATAGGATGTTCTAGAACAGATACTGGAATATCTTCAGAAGTTTTGAGAAGAGATCTAAGTCCAGCAGGAGATTTACCAACAGAAGATTTACCTGCCATTCTGGCAGCTATCTGTGCAGCCGTTTTAAATATTGTAGATGCAACCATATTAATTCCTCTTTTAACCCCTACACTATTATACCATATAATTGTCTGTTTCGCAAATTAAAAAGTCCAGTAGGTACTTTTATTTTCTCTTGCCTCTTCTTCAAGTTCAGGATCGTCAGGATGTGTCAGATACCAAGACTCCTTCATATAGTGTACCGCCATTGTCAGGGCATCTACCTGATCATCATGAGCAGCATTGGGAAACCTTATGAGTTCTTCCATTAGATCGTCTGACCACTTCTTGCCCTTGGGTATCCATACTCTTCCTGCTTCCATGATGGGAGAAGCCGCATAGACTCTGGAAATCTTGTCCCTGTCAGGAAGATATTCCATTACCGGGAGTCCCGCCCTTCTCATATCCTGTATAAGGGACTGACCGCTTGCCTTCTTCTCTACCATGCAGACATCAGGTCTGTGCTGTTTATAGAGCTTCTGTGCCAGCTTTCTTAGTTCAGGATACTCAAACCGTCCTCTTATGTTTCCTAATAGAATTAACTGTGGAGCATAGGTTTCCATACCCTTCTCATCCTGATCGTAAAGGTAGAATATACCCCATGTCTGGATAACACTAAAGTCTGCCGTAGTTCTGGTAGAGAAAGCCGTATCGAAGGTCTGTATGATAAAATCACAGGCTGGAGGTTCCTCTTCTTCCCAGTACTGTATCCATTTCTTTTTTATTAAACCTCCCTCTTCTGGAGTAGGATCCTGCATATAGAGAGCGTTCCAGTAACGACTGCCATTGCTGGCCTTGATCTCATTCTCATCCAGTTGCAGAACAGCTTCCGGTTTCCACTCAGGGAAGTAACTGGAATCTATGGGAAGATCCAGCAAATCTGAAGCTTCCTCATCCAGCCATGCAGGAATTTTTATTACTTCCCAAGGAATAGTCTCATACTCACTCATGTCTTCCTGCTGTTTAAGGAGCCATCCACACAGATCATCATAGTGGAATCTGGTATTGATAATGACAATAGCGCCATTAGGCATAAGTCTGGTCCTTAAACCTGCTGGATACCATTCCTTTATGTATCTTCGACCTGCATCAGAGAAGGCATCTTCTTCAGACATCACATCATCCAGTATGGCTATGTGCGCTCCCCTACCTGCTATCTGTGATCTTACACCAGCAGCATAGTAAGTACCGCCTTGATTTGTCTTCCACTTGCCAGCAGCCCTGACATCACTTCTTAAATGTACTCCCCTGAATATCTTTCCAAACTCTTCTGCATTGACTATATCCCTGACTGACCTGCCAAAGTCAGAAGACAGTTGATCACTATGAGATACGGTTAATATTTCATGAGTGGGATTCCTTCCTATGTACCATGCAGGGAACAGCTTTGAACATATTACTGACTTGCTGGATCTGGGAGGAAGAAAGACCATCAACCTCTTCAGCTTACCTTCTTCAAGTTCCTTTAATTTATTTGAAATTAATTCTATATGACGACCCATTCTAAAACCAGACACAAGAGAAGGGGCCATCAATCTTACAAAGGTAAGAAAGTCAGATTTTGATTGTTGTTCTACTTTTTGTGAGAGGAGTCCCTGAAGATTTATAACAGAGTCTAATAGATTTTCCTGTAAATTATACATAGTACTATTATACACTATAAAACCTAATTATGCAAGTACTAAATTAAAAAAAATATATAATAAAAATTAATAATTACTAAAGTATAAT